TCATGTTTACACTACCAGATGATTTACCTGATAACATATTTCTTAATTCTTGAAGAAAATTAATGGCACCTCTAGCACCACCAACACCAAAGTTGATTATCTCATCTTCTAGATGTTCTAAGTGTAGATTTTTACCAGATTTATCTTCTAATAGAAATTCTTTAAATGTTAGCATTTTTTACTCAATTCTTCCATATATTTAACTATATTTATAAATTAAGTAAATGTCAACGCTTAATTACCATTATATTCTAATGCAATGAGATTACCTGCAACCATTACTCTTTCATGGTCATTTTGTTGTGGCTTTACTTCATGTACTACCCAACCAGGAAATACTACTAATAAACCATTTTTTGGTCTTACAAAAGCACCACCCCCTTCACCAGCATTAGGAAATACTAAAGGTGAGCATTCATCTGATACATTTACATAATAAGTCCAACTCCAAAGACAAGGCCAATGGTCATGTTTTTGAGCATATTCACCTTTACGATAAACAGCTCCCCAACAATCTGAACACCCAGGTGTAAATTTAGCTGGTGAGTTTTCTACTGCTACTCTCATAGAAAACTCTATTACTTCTTGAAAATGTTCTCCACCTGATTCATTAAACATTCTCCATTCTGTCATTTGTGCCTTTACATTTGATTTATAATTTATTCTATCACCTTGTTTTCTAATTGCTTCTTCAAGTTTAGGGTTTAGTGTTTCATGATTATTATACATTGCTGTTACAATAGGGTATTTTTCTGAGAATACTATCGAAAAAGGATTATTAAAAAGATTCTTTACCATGTCATTCCCTTTAAGAAGTTTGGTAGTGGTTCATTACCAAAAGGTTTTACTTTGTTAAGATTTTTTGCCATTTCTTCAGCGTCTTCCTTAAATTTAAATGTTGCAATAGTATCATTTGTTGGTAACTCAATAACTTCATACATTGCTTCTTTATTTTTCCAGGTAACATCTGAGTAATAACTTATTTTCTTTTTTTTATATCTTGAGGTCTGAAAATTTTTCATAAGATTTCTTTTCCATTTTACTACCAAAATTAGATTTATCAAAAACTGCATCGTCTTGACCTGAATCAACAATATCACCTTGAGCAACTTGTTCTACATCATATAGTTTCATTTTAGCTCTATCTATACCAATGATGAATCTTTTATTCATAGTAGGGTCATTATATCTATTCTTTAATTGTTTAATCATTAATTGATTTAAATCTTCTAACTCTTCAGTTGATATTAATGCAAACATTAAATCAGCAGTTGCAGGTAAACCAAAACTCTCTGAAGTATCTTCAAGACCTACATCAGTAGATGTATATGCACTTCTTGTAGTTTGAGTTGCTGACATGATTGGAACATTTGTTTCGACTGCAAACCCTCTTAACTCTTCAGCAATGGCTTTAATATAAAAATAAGAACCAACATTTGCATTACCCTTAAATCTAGATGATGCACAAATATTTAAATAATCAATTAAAATAATATCTGGTTTAAAACTTTTTTTAATTGCAAGTTCTTTTACTAAACTTCTAAAATGACCACAATGTGCAGATGCAGTTGGGTATTCTTTAATAACTAATTTACCCATTGTTTTCTTAGAAATACTTTTTATTTTATCGTTAAACATTTTCTTTGGTAAAGAATGTAAATCATCAATAGTAATATTCATTAAGTTTGCATCTATTCTTTCTGCAATTCTTTCTTCTGCCATTTCTAATGTTATGTACAAAACATTTTTACCTTGCATTAATGTAGAAGCAGCCATATGACACATGAATAATGATTTACCTACACCAGTACCAGCAAGTGCAATATTTAATGTTTTTTGTGGTAGACCCCCTTTTGTAATTTTATTAAAATAATCTAAATCAAACTCAATCTTTTTTTCTTTTTTGTGATAGAAATCATATCTTGATTCAGATTGTTCAATATAATCATGACCAATATGACTATCAAAAGAAACTGATAATGCATCGGATAATATTGATGGTATAGATTCTTGAGTTCTATTTTTATCTTTACCATCTATAACTTTAATACTATCAACGACAGCATTATAAACTGCTTTATCTTTACAAAACTTTTCAACAGTATCAACTAACCAATCATATTCAACTTTACTGTCTTCTAAAGATGAAAGTAATTCTAAAACTTTCTTATGTTCAACTTCAGATAAATCTTTTCGTTTATCAATCTCAATTTCAAGAGCAGGTTTAGTTGGTGGGTTTTTATACTTGTCAACAAAATCATTTATTTCTTCAAATAAAATCTTTTCGCTTCTCTCACCAAAATATTCAGACTTTAGAAAAGGGATTACTTTACGATTAAAGTTTTCGTTATGAAGTAATTGGCTGAGTGTCGTTTTCTCTATCGTCTGCATTAAATACTTCTCCTCTTGAATAATGACTATCAACTATATGACATAAAATATCACCAATTAAATTTTTAAAATCTACTGTAAAGTAATCATCTGGTAAACCATTTGGGTCTATAATTTGATAATTAAATTTTAGTACTGCTTGTAATCCACGATTAGATGCATCTTCAACAGCAGCAGTCTTTGCATATTTGTAAACAACACCATCAAAACGACCGCCCTTGATACCAATACAATCTTTCCATTTATCATTTTCTAAGAATACATAATCGTCAGCAATCTTACCAAGATATCTCATTGACTTATCAAATGCTTTTCTTTCTACAAGATTTTCTTTTTGATAAGCATCGTTATTCTGTGAGTTGTTTGACTTGTCCACCATATTTAAACTCCTTCTTTGCACATTCTTCAAGTATATCCATTACATCTTGTGTAAAATATTTTGTAGGTGTATTTAAAATTGTTTTACCATATTGTTTTGAACCATCAGGTAATTCAAACCGAGTTGCAACTTTTTTAAATACATTATATTTCTCAGCAAGTTCAAGTAATCCATAATATCTATCTAAACCTTTGTTATAAGTTAATCTTACATCAATCATTTTGTTTTCTATTGTTAATCTAGATTTGTGATTTTTACAATGTATAATATTACCAACAACTTCTGTACCTTCTTTATCTTTTCTTTTAGAAAGATATACAATAGATGAAGCTGCATATTTTAATCCAGAACCACCACCCATTTCTTTTGTTGGAATCATAGAACCAACCACATCATAAGTATGGTTTGTAACAACCATTGGTACTTTTGCTTTACCAAGTTTTAAAGTCAATACTCTGAATGCTGCTTTTAAAACTTGTGCTCTAGTCATATCTCTTGTTTCTTTTCCATCAGCAGTATCTTCAACTTCTTTTGTTGTTGATAACATACCAAGAGAATCTAATGCAAGAAACAATGGTCTTCTAATATCAGAACTTTGTTGTAGATATGCATCTAAAACTTTTAATGATTGTGTTCTAAATTCTTGAACAGTAGTAACAGGTAATATCACCATTCTATTTGGGTCTATACCTCTATCAACTACCATTTGTTTTGTAATTGCACTTTCAGATTCGAATAACATAACACCACCTTCTGGGTTAGCATCTAGAAAATGTTTTATAATACCCATAAGAAAAAATGTTTTACCTGTTGCACTTTCACCTGCGATTGCAGTTATTTTATTTTGAGGTAAACCACCATGTAGTGAACCTGATAGTAATGCATTAAATGCATATGAACCTGTATCAATAAATGTATCTACATCGCCTGCTTCTACACCATCTGATACAAGTGCCGCATATTCATTACCAGTTGTTTTGATAATGTCTTTAAAAAAATCGTCAGCCATATTTACTCCTTATTTAATTGCTACTGCACCAACAAACATATGATTACTCCAGAAACATTGTACATCTTGAAACCCAGCACTAAGTATCATATCTTTAATTTGAGACCAACTATTTGGTTTCAACATATGTCTTAATGTTTTCTCTTTGTCCATAATATCTTTGGGTTCAAAGTTTTTTCTTTTGTAATCATAATAATTAAATGTCATCATTTCTTGAATCCTTGCATTTGTACATAAAAGTTTTTCTGCAAAAATAAAACCACCACCAGAGTTCAATCCATCATATACATCTTTAATTATTCTAGCTCTGTCTTTCTTACTCATAAATTGTAATGTAAAGATTGATGTGACAAGAGAACAATTTTTAAACTCATAA